ACTTCTTCCATAATTCTAATGATCTTATCTGCATCCTCAAGTGATGCAATGGATATATCAAGTTCGTCGTGAATTTGTACATGAGGTATAACTCCTTCTCGGTATAAGGCCAGCATAGCCATCTTTGTCATGTCAGCCGCTGATCCTTGTATTAGTTTGTTTAATGCTTTGTATGTGAATGCGCGTTTAATCCCCGGGCCATGTTCTCTCAGTGCGTCTGCATGGGGTAATGGTTTCTTAATACCAAAACCATGGGGCTCCCATAGATCAAAGTGACATAGGCGACCACCAATCGTGCGTATCTTACCGCTGTCATCTGCTCTACGCGATACAGCATCCGATAACATTTTAACAAATGGTGCACGTTGATGGTATGTCTTAATGAGTTTCTCTGCTGCCTCTTTCAACAGACCTAACTCAGCCATCAGCTTGTTCTTGCCCATGCCATACATTAATCCTAAGTTAATAGTTTTTGCTTGTTTACGTTCTATGCCGGCCATGTCCGCGATCATCTGATGGAAGTCAGCGTCGCCTGAATTGTAGCCGTCAACAATAGTTTGTGTTCCTTCTAGTCTTAACAAAGATGCAAAGTGTACAACAAGTCTTGGCTCTTGTTGACTGTAGTCAAAACAACCCCACTTACATTTTTCTTCTGGTATAAATAAACTTCTAATTAGCGGGCCGAGTTCCTTGTGCCTTGCTGGTATCTGCTGTAGGTTTGGATTACTATAACTGAATCGTCCTGTCACAGTTCCGCCATCATCTGACCTTATCTGATTGATATCACTATGTATTCTACCCTTATGGTTGTGCTTTAATATTGTGTCTATGAACGTGGTGCTAGCTTTATTTATCTCACGTGCTTGGTTAATTAGTTTTGGTAATTCATGTGGGTGAGTCGCCAGGAAATTTTTAGTAAACGATGGCGCACCTTTTTCTGTTCTGTCATATGGTAGCTTGACTATGTCGAATGCTTTTGCAATAGACGCTCCAGCCCATATCTCTACATCAAAACCTGCTATCTTTTTTATGTCCTGGTGCATTTGTTTTTCTGATACAAGCAGCGATTTTTTAGTTTGCTCTGCTTTATCAATGTCAACGCGTACACCTTTGAACTTCATGTCTACTAGACATGGAAATAAATTAGTTTCTAAATTAAATACATCCCACAGATCTTGTTTCTCTATCTCGTGTTGCATTGCTGCCCATAACTTTAATGTTATTACAGCGTCTTGTTCTGCATACTCACCAACTAATGGTGCTGGTAGTCTCCACATCTCTGCTTTTGGATTGATGCCCCATTCTTTTGCTGCCTCAACCAATAACTTTTCACTTTTGCCTACACCAATATATTCTTTTGCAACTGAGTCTAGTGTATAACTCCATCTGTTTTCATTACACAATGATGCTGCAATCATAGTATCTATGATACCACCATTGATATAAAAACCCATCGACCGTATCCAAGACACGTCATACATTGCGTTGTGAAATATTTTTGTAGCTGTTGTTTGTAAAACTTCTTCAAACCAATCTAATACTAATGCGCGATCCATGTTGCCACCACCTTCGTGATTGATCGGGAAGTAACCTGACCATCCTTCTACTGCAACTGCAATACCAATCACTTCACCATCGCGACGTACAGAACCAGAGCCCATTGTCATTAAGTTTGGATCTCTTGTTTCTAAATCTATTGCAATTTCTTTATGATCTTTTAAATCTGGTAGATGTGTTGGCGGTACCCATTCGGTTTCCGGTTTAAACATCGGCATCTGTAGAGGTTTATTCATAGTCTCTTTCTATAATCATATCTATATAGTGTTTGGCTTTCTCTAAATCTTGCTTACCGCTTCCCTTGTGAGGGTGTCTCATAATATACTTTATAGCATTTCCCTCGGCAAATAACAACTTGTTTTTATTGACGAATTCCGCCGGTTGTATCTTGTAGTGATTGTAATGACTACCACCAACTTGTTTATCGTATGCTGATTTTTTATTTTTAATAATTGCCACCAACTAATCCTCCTTGACTGTAACTCATTCTTATTCCTTTTTTAGTTTTTATTCTTGGCGCACCAATTGTATTTTGTTTGTTAAACTTTTTCATAAAAACAGAAAACAAACCTGGTTGAAATTTTAGAAGAAAATCAAAATCTTCTGGATAATTAGTTTCTAAATATCTTGCAACTACAATAAAACAATCTGCTGTAGTAAAATTATTTTTTCTGTTGTTAAAATCCCAACCTGAAAAAACAATATTACTTTTTGTATAGCCTAAACTAGAATCAAACCGTTCGATAGACATGGTGTTAGGTTCTTTTGCTTTGTATGTATAAGGTATGCGTTCATAAAAACAAACAGCACCATACTTTTTTTCATAGTCATCAACCATTTTAAAAAATGCATCTCTTGTAATAATATTAGGAATAAATCTAGGGTCTTTTTCTTTCAACCATTTTCTATTTCTTTTACCCATTGTATGATACAATGCTAAAATTCTACCATGCCTTGTATCTCTACGTTCTGCTTCTTTCTTATTATTTCTTTCTCTAACAGAAGGGTCTTTTTTATAAAGTTTTAGTTTTTCTTCTCTTCTTTTTTTAGCGTACTCTTGTTTTTTTTCTTTATCCCACACATGATATTTAGCTGTGCTTACGTTTATATCTAACTTTCTCGATATATCACACAACCTCATTCCTGTGTCGTATAATTCTTTTATTTGGTTACTAACTTGTTCGCTTATTCGTTGTCTCATAGGATGTATGCCCTTTCATAGTTTCTTGGTTCTAAAATATGTAAATTTTCTTTTGCTCTTGTTACTGCTACATAAAACAACCGATGCAGCTCGTCTGGGTCAACATCGTTATGATCAACAGCTGACTTAGTAATATCAGGAAGTAATAAAACATTGTCCGCCTCACCTCCCTTCGCTCCATGGATGGTTGACATTGTAATTCTTGGTGTCTGTGAAATCTTTTCTTTGTTTGCTAACATGTTTCGTATGTAGTTCTCTGTGTTTGTATCTATCTTTGTAAATGCTTCGTACCAAACTTTATTAGTTATTAAGCCGTGATCCGCGATGCAATCTTCTAGAATATAGCTAAAGTCATTATTAAACGTTTTACCTGTTCTGTATCCTCGCGTTACGTTGTCACCTAAATAAGAATAAATGTTTTTGATTTGCATGACATTTAATAAACTACCTTTTGTCCACTCTTGCCAGTTTTGTATAGCTAGCAACAGATCAATAGAAATAGAATTACGGCCTTTGTGTGAATAATACCAACCTTGCAACTCACATAAATCTTTTGCATCATCTAAAAAATAATTAGCAGACGCTAACACTAGCCATTCACCAGCGCTCATGTCAACTTGTGTAATGTCTGAATACCTGTTCAATTTACCAACAGCTTCTCGTGGCTTGTATGCTTTATCAAAACGATTATTTACACGTTCTATTATGTTTTGTGATAATTCATGTATGGGTCCACCAGGAATACGGTAGGATTGTTTTAGTGTGTCGATCTGATCTACTTCTTCTTTAAGAGCGATAAAAGAATCAACGTCAGCACCAGCCCATTTAAATATAGCCTGATCATCGTCCCCTGCAATGTAGGTTTTGTCAGCTTTCGACCAAAGAGACCTGACCATTCGCCACTGCAAAGGTGAGAGGTCCTGTGCCTCGTCAATAAATAATACGTCAAAAGATGGTGATACATCTTGTTCAACAAATCTTTGTAACATGTCAGCATAATCTATCATTCCTTTCTCTTGCTTATACCGCTTGAGTTCTCGGTCTAATAAATACAATGTATCTCGTTCAATATCAAGGTAATGATTGTTATCGTCATACAAATCCATCACAGCACGCTCTGTAACTCTAGCTTTGTTTATCAGTGATAGATACTCATTATCAGAATTAAATGTACCATCTGCATCAGAATTGTTTGCGTGTTTTAGTTTTATATTAATACCAACTTTTGATCCAAAGTCTTTGTAGTCACGTGTCTGCATAACCTGCTCACGTTTTATACCTAACGTTCTAAATGATAATGAATGTAGTGTTCTAAAAAAAGGTAAATCTTGTTCAACATCTAAGCTAAACTTCTCAGCAGCCCTGCTAGACGCCTCTTCAGCAGCCTTACGTGTAAAAGAAAAGTATCCTATTCTTTTAGAATCAACACCGGCTTTTAAAAACTGATCTACTAAATCTAATAGTGTAGTTGTTTTACCTGTACCCGGTGGTCCTAATATTATTGTTTTCATTTATCTATACACAATCCGTTGTCTAAAACTATTTTTTCATCTGTTTCAATCCAGACTCTTGCACCACAAGATAAAGGTTTGTCTTTAGCGTAAACCACTTTAGACGGGCCTTGTATGTCCACCTCGTGTGCATAGTTATTTGACTTGTAAGTTTTGACTGTCAATACAGGTTCGTTAGTGTTGTTCTTTTTATTGCTTCTTATCTTATGCATATTTACATGTATTATTTTTTTCATTTATCTACGTTCCCATGATAGACAATTACAACCGCTGTACAGTTAGGACATGATAGGTTTGTCATTATCATATGTTCCTCTTCATTGTTGTCTTCCCATTCAGTGTCGTGGTCACCACCCCATATTAATTCGTGATTGCAACTCCAACACTTCATTAGAATGGATTCTCCTGGTATGTTACATGAGATACATCCGGTTTGTATGTCTTCATTGCTTTAATCTTAACAACTCTTGGTGTCTGGTTCTTTAGAGTCATTCTAACTTCTTCAATAAATATATCTTTTAGTTGTTTTATTAGATTACCTGTTTTTATTTTATCTAACTCCCAGTTGTTTCGTTTTGCAAATGCATAGAAGTCTTCCATTCTAAAATATGTATGTCCTTCATCTGTCCATGCTGCTCTGTTTAAAATATCTTCTTTTGTACGCGCTATAGCTCTATGCACTGTAAAGTCATACAATAAATTTTCTATTTGGTTTTGTGGACTCAATGATTCGAGAGGTTCTATTTCTTGTAGATTACCCATCAAAGGTTTTACATATACTTCTCTCCAATCTTTTGCTTTTGGTATAGGGGATATGATATTCGCTTGATCTAATACTGCTATTGCAAACAGATTAGGGTTATGTAACTGTTCTGTTTTTAATTCTACTCTCTTACTATCTACATCTAGAAACCATTGTGGTGGATTAGAGTTTATTTTTGACAGTGTACCAAACTCTGGCATCTGCTCTTCTTCAAAACCTACACCAAACTTTTTAGTCCTGCATTTTGCAGGATTACATACGCCACATATTGGCTGATCTTTACATCTGTATTTATCGTAGCCACGTTTACCGATAGATGCCATTAACTGTTTTACTTCTTGAAAGCCTAGTGGTGGATCCATATATTTTTGATTAGACGTCATAACATCATCTTCCCATGTGTCTGGAGAAGATTGCTTGTGATATACTGCTATGTTAAATAAACCATTGTTACGTGAGCCATCACCAAAACCATCTGCTGCTAGTTTGTTAAGACAGGGTGGTCCATCTTTAAACGCTTCGTTAGCTTCAACTTTTTTTACAGCAATTATCGCTTCAACCTGTTCTTTTGTTTGCACCCATTCATCATAGATAGAATAGAACTGTTCTAAACTAGCCGCGTTACCTTCTGCATCAAAAGTGTATCGCAAACCCCTAATGCCACCATGGTATGGTAAGTTTAAAAAATTACCTGTATCTCCACGTTCAACTAATATTTCTGTTTGTTTCGGGAATATCTCACTGCCACCAAAACCCAATGCTTCTGACATCATTTTTAGTTTAGACTGCATCAATGCAGCAGGTATGAAATCTGTAGTAAATAAAAATAAATGTGCACCACCTGATTTTGATCTAAATGTGACTAATGGGAAATTATGGGACTTAATAGAAGCCGCTATTTTTTTGTGATCTAAACCTTTGTACTCATCAACATCAACACAACCCCAACGACACATATTGTCCTCATTAATAGGTATGACACCTAGTGCCGGATCCTTGCCGTCTAAATGATCTTGCCAAAAACTATCTGGTATTGGTTCACGTTTTATAAATGCTTTTCCTATAGCCTTACCTTTGTCTGTAGTTTCACCAGATAAAACTAGCTGGCCATAAGCACTCTTGTTGCCCTCAAATATTTTTTTAAAATGTTCCATAATGTAAATGATATTCTTTCTGATACTTTCTTATACTTTCTTTATTTTTACTGCGGTATTCTTTCTGATAATTTAAATTTAATCTTTTCTTATATTGTTTGCCCTCCGGGCTGTCCATAAATATTTTTTTCTCTTCTTTAAGTTTCTTAATTGTATTTCTCAAATTGTCCATCGTGTTTTTACGATAGTAACGCATTTGATATAGTGACTCTCTACTTCTAATCATATATAATCCTCTCACGTAGCCCCCAGTACGGGGGAGTTGACTAGGGGCTACACTAATGGTTAAAACGGTACTTGCTCTTTAGATTCGGTACTATCTTCACCATGTTTTGCATTCACATCTCCTTTGCGACATGTTTCAGCAAAATTCTTAGCGGCAGCATAGACTTCTTTGTCTTGTACTGGCCCTACTCTAGTCACTGCCCAACCAAACCAAGTTCCCTTGTCGTTCGACTGTTGCACTGCTTTAAGATTATATACATGACTGTAAGAAGCCGGTGTAAATAAACCACTCTTGCCTTTCAGCTTTATGCTCTTCATCATAGAGTTCCACGATCTACTAACTTTTAGTTGTGTAGATTTCATAGAAACCAAAGCGGTTTGTGCATCCTCAGTAAGTACAAAATATGATGCTGTGTTTTCTAAATAGTTACCACTAGGTAATCTATCTTTATAATCAGCACCTCTTGTAGCTTCTCTAAGAATGTTACTACTAGCCGAATGAATTGCAACAGGAGCACTTGTGCCCTGTCCTCTATCCGACCATTCAACATACTCGCGCTTGTAATGACACGGTATTATGTTGACACCTTCTTCACCGTCATACGTCTGCTTAGTTACAGTATTGAATATCATTCCTGCTTTAGCACCCTCTACGTATTTTGCATCCCTTTCATTAACTTCCGGGGATAATTGTGCCAATATTCTTAGAAAAGGTAACGCAAAGTCATCTGACCCCATGTTATCTAATCCAGTATCGGCGTCTTGTTCGAACATACCTGCTAGAACTACGTCCGTCTTCTTTTTTTCTGCTACTTGGTTCATGTTTCTCTTCTCCTTTTTCATGATTTCCGGCTTATTTTTGTTTGATCTTTCACAAAAGTGTGAAAGAAGTCAGAGGGCATATCGAGGCCGGCCTCGATACGCTCCCTAAAAAGTGCTTTCAGAGTCATAGGTTCTACCTTCTGTTTCTGAGAAGGCTCATAACCTTCTTGCACTGCAAGGTTAAGCAATTGCTCCGCCTTGTTATCTTCGCCCTTTCCGAATTGTACAGCAACCTCATTTTTAATAAGGTCACCCAACTCGTTTTCACGAAGCCAGTTATACGCTGATTCGACTGAGTCTTTTTTTACAGTACAGCTGTAGGTTTTCTTAACCTCCACACCGCTACCGTCAGCGAGTTTCAAAGATGACAACCCTTGCTCTGCTAGCAAATTAGGTATTATCTCTGAAGAAATCTTGTCTGCTTGTTCTTTTTTATATTTGATTGATTCTTCTAACCTCTCAATTTCTTCTTCATGTGCCTGTAATTCATGACAATATGAAGCCAATGTTTGAATGTCTGTTTGTTCTATTAAATGTTGTTGATCTTCTTCTAGATCATCTAATGTAAGTGTGCTCACTCCATTTCTCCTTTCTGATATATATCTATCCTTAATGGATAGTATGTTTGTTCTCGTTTGTCCCACTTCAATAGATTAAATTGTCCATTTGTATTGTCACTGACAATAGCAGTAGACAAACCTATAATTGCAGGATCACCTGTACACAAAATGTAATCATTTGGTGTAAAGTCTTTTAAGTTCTTTTTCATTTTAAAAATAAAAGGTCCAGAACTAAAAATCATTTGTGACAACTCTGGTAAACAAATTACTAAATTACCAAACTCCGACGCTCCCAGAATATTCATATTCCGAGGTGGATGTTGTAGCACGTATACTAAAGGATCGTTAGGTTCAGCTGCTTTATAATCTAAAAAATCTACTAAACTTCTACGATCGTATAGCTCAAATATCTTGTTCCTTTGTTTCACCATTATTACTTTCTTCTTTCTGTGTACTTTCGTTAACTTGTTTTGTCAACCCATCGATCTTAACTTGCATTCCAATTTTTTCACTGTTGCTTTTTTGTAGTTGTGCAACTAATGAATCTATTATTTCTTGCGCTGTTTGTTCTGCCATAACTTTCTCCGTTTTTTGATTGACTTTATATATAACAATGATTATATAAATGTCAAGAAAGAAAATATGATAAAACATTATAAGTTTAAGACTAAGCCTTATGAGCACCAACTCAAGGCATTAGAAAAGTCGTGGGCGCAGAAAACCTACGCTTTATTTATGGAAATGGGTACCGGCAAATCCAAGGTCCTCGTTGATAATATAGCTATGCTGTATGATAGAGGCGCTATTCGCGGTGCATTAATAGTGGCTCCTAAGGGTGTGTACAAAAACTGGCATGACATAGAATTTCCTGTGCATCTACCAGAACATGTAGATCACACAAAAGTATTGTGGGAACCAAACTTAACTAAGAAAAAACAAGCAGAATTAGGTACTTTGTTTGATGACAAAGGTGATCTTAAGATACTGATAATGAACGTAGAAGCTTTTTCTACGTCGAAAGGACTGGACTTTGCTCACAGTTTCCTTAACATATTCCTAGGGAAAGCCCTACTAGGAATTGACGAATCAACGACAATCAAGAGTCCGACAGCTAAAAGAACAAAAAATATATTAAAATTAGGGGATCTCGCGTCGTATCGTAGAATACTAACAGGTTCTCCTGTAACTAAATCACCTCTTGACTTGTTTAGTCAATGTAAATTCCTGGACCCTTATCATTTAGGTTATGACTCTTACTACGCGTATCGTTCTAGGTATGCACATATGTTAGATAGAAATTTTGGTGGACGACGTGTACAAATTGTAGGTAGCTACCGCAGGTTAGATGAGTTAGCTAAAAAACTAGAAAACTTTTCGTATCGTGTGTTAAAAGAAGATTGCTTAGACTTACCAGAAAAAGTATTTACAAAACGTGTCGTAGAATTAACAGACGAACAACAAAAACTATATGCAACTATGAAGTCAGCAGCTATTGCAATGATAGAAGGTAAGGTTATGTCAACTGTAAATGTTATGACACAACTTATGCGCCTGCATCAAATCACATGTGGCACATTTAAAGCTGACGATGGCACAATCAAACATCTTAAAAATAACAGACTCACAACTTTAATGGATTGTCTAGAAGAAACTGAGGGCAAGGTCATAATCTGGGCAACTTACCGTGAGGACATCAAAAAAATAGTCGAATCTTTAAAAAAAGCTTACGGAGAAGCCTCTACAGTCGAATATCACGGTGGGGTGGATGCTACCCTTCGCCAGGAGCACATTGCTCAGTTTCAAGACGTTAAGGGCCCTACACGCTATTTTGTCGGAAACCCACAAACTGGAGGGTATGGAATTACCCTTACTGCTGCAAACACAGTTATCTACTATTCCAACAGCTATGATCTAGAAAAAAGATTACAATCAGAAGACCGAGCACATCGTATCGGCCAGACTGGCAGTGTATTGTACATAGATTTAATTGCGGAAAAGACTATAGATGAACGCATAGTCAAAGCACTTAAACAAAAAATAAATATAGCTAATGAAATCATGGGAGAAGATCTTAAGAATTGGATCTAAAGAATTATCGGTTCGTACGCTGTTCGGCCTTCTATCTTCTTTGCTTGCAATACTTGTTTGCGCCCTGTTCCTGGTTCTCTTTTCGCTGAGCAATGCACCCATCCAGAATTTGGATCAATACCATCATAGAACTCTAATATCAATTGATCAAACTCACAGTTTTTTGTAATCCAAGCTGCTAACTCTTTGTTGTCAACACCAGGTATCTCAAAGTCTGCTGCCTCACCCTGGGCATGCTGTGACTTAGCCGAAGATCCGATAGCCTCGCACAACTCTGGGCTTCTATAGCCTGAAGATATCATAACCGGTTTACCAAAATGCTCGCGCACTGGTTGCAGGATGGACTCCGCTAGGTGAATAAGATTATTAATCTCTGCAGTTCCAGGTTCATTTTTTATATTCTTACGAACTGCTGTTTGAGATTTAACTAGCTCTGCTAGTGTAAAATTATTTGATAGGTTCATTATATCATTCCTAATAATGTTTCAATAACAATTAAACCAACGGCCCCCACCGTAGTTAAAACAACCCAATAGATTTTGTCTATCTTGCCACCCAATTTCTCTACGTCCTTGTGCACATGTGATACATCACTTTTTAAATTATCTAAATCTCTTTTCACCCCGGTTATATGTCCTTGTATTGAAATTATGTGTTCGCGTTCTGTTTCTGGTTCCATTTCCATTTATACTATCCCCCTTTGTCTTTGTCTAATAAGTTGTTCGTCTCTATTTAATAAAGCTGTTTCGTTCCCTGTTAAGCCAGTAGCTTCATTCACGGGCCCCGTTGCTGGCTGAGTCTCAGCGACTTGCACTGCTCCTGATGCTGGCAGCGGTGCTACTGGTGGCGCTGCTTGCGCTGTTTGATTGACCTGTGGTGTTTCTACAGCTGTTTGATTTTTACGTCTTTCGTCTAATCTTTTTTGCTGTTCTTCCATATATGCTTTTTCATATTCTTCAAAAGTTTTTACACTCCATTCAGATTTAAGAGTCTCTAATTCACCTATAGGCATAAAGTAATCGTAGTCATAAACTTTTTCTACTTTAGGATTGTTTCTATATATTTCATTCATACGTGTGGTTAATCCTTTTTCACCAGTTGATAGTGGTGTAAAGTATCCTTCCATAATACCCATGGCTCTTGTCTCACCTAAACGATTTATTAAAACTTCTTGTATAACGTCGTCTTGCATTAACCTATCGTCATTTTGTAATAAAACAAAAATTCTACCTTTGCTTTTACCTTTAAACCTATCTTCTCTTTCGTCGTCTGGAAGATTTGCAATTCTTTCAGCTTCAATTCTTTTTTCTGGTAAATTATTTCTACCTTGAGCTGCTCTTACTGCTTTGTAAAACTCATATTGTTCAGCAAACGCTTCTCTATTTTGTTGGTTATAGGATGCTACCAACCATTCAGGTCCTCTATTCATATAGTCTTGGGTGCTAAAATAATTTTCTGTAGCTCTAGATGCTGGAAAAGTATCTTTAAAATCAGCTATTTTATAGCGCAAAGAACTTGGTAGATCTACAGTCACAGTAGACCCTCCAAACAATTTAAACAGTTCGTCCTTAAGAACAAGGGGAACTCCAGAACCTTTTTGAACATCACCTTGTAAAGCGTTAAATACTTTTTGAGCACTACTAAACCCACCAGGTTCTACAGTATTAAACCAGTGAGCCATAAACTTATCTATTTTTGTAGAAAGCCTATCTTGATTAGTAAAAATTGTTTTACCATTTTTGTCTTTACCCTTAGTTATTAAAGGCAATAAAGGTTCAAAACCAATGGACGTTCCAAAAAAAGTACCTCCTGCTAAATCATATAAAGGTCCTGCTGTGTTAAAAAAAGATTTTAAAACTAAATCATCAACCATAGAAGGATCTAGTGTTTCTCTTTTTGGACCAGAATAAGTATTTAATAAACTACGTGCTACAGAAGAAACTAAATCATAAGGAAGGTATCTAGACAAATCGAACACTTTAAATTGACCATCTACATAAATAGGTTCTTTTACAATATTTCCATTTTTGTCATAAACAAAATTACCAGACTCGTCTTTAACTTTTCTTTTTATAATCTGACCTTTAGAGTTTTTCTTAGGAATTTTTGCAATAGGCATTAACTGGCTGTATTTCATAAAATCAGGAGCAAAGTTTTTTTGATAGTTTCTAACTTGTCCTTCAGTAATACCTGTGTATGTGTGACCCAAACCACTAAACACCGCACCTGCACCACCTACAGCAGTGGCTTGTCCCATCAGTGTTCTGTATCCCATTTGTCTTAACATAGGATTATCGTCAGCTATGTGTTTGAGTGCATAACCTGTAGTTGCCATACTTGTTCTAAGTATTTCAGCAGGGAAAGATACAAAGTTTCCAATAAAAGGAACACGTCTAAAAAATTTAACTAGATCAGGTACCTTACTATACGTTGGATAAGTTTCTCTAATAGTGTATGCAGCAGCTTCTTCTATAGCTTGTTTTACTGTTTTAGCTCTACCAGTCATGGCACTAATTTCGTCAATATTAACACCAAACATTTTTCTCATATATTCCCCAACTTCAGCAACTGATCTAAATCCTACATCTCTTAACTGAGATTTAACAAACTCAGAACCATATAATTTCCATACGTTATCACCACCAGCATATAACTTAGTAGCTCCTTTAACTAATTCAGATTTGTTTATTCTTTCTGCTAGACCACCAATAGTTTTTAATTGACCAGCTTTTATATCTTGAAGCACAGCCTGTAGTTCTGAAACAACAATGTTCTCGTCAATAACGCCAAGTTCTTTTTGTCTAGTTAAATATTTTATTAATTGTTCTTCGTCTGCTACTCTTCCTGCACCAAAAATATCATCCATTACCATTTTAAAAGCATCGGTTACAGAAGCGTTTCCTCCAATGTGTCCCATGTTTAAAGGAAAGAATGCTGCACTACCAAAGTTACGTGCTTGTGTAGCAGGAGAGAATACAGTTTTCATAGTTTGAACACCTGCTTTGTATGCTATAAGATTTTGCACAACAAAATTTTGATATAAGCTATCAAACAAACCACCCTGGCTTTGTCCTATAGAGTGAGCAATATCAGGTGATGCAAAATATTTAGTTATCTCTGGATTTAGTTCTCCTGTAATACCTGACATACGACCATCTGTTTTTGAAGCTATTCGTTGTGGGTTTAGTATACCGGCTGCACGTGCTTCTTCCCTGCTTTTAAATATCCAACCGTTTTCTAAACCATCATCAAGCATTCTTTTATACATCCTCATGTTCGAGGCTTGCGTTAGTAAGCTGGCTGTAGTTGTTACAACACTATCTCTTAAACCACGTTGTTCTCCTAAAAATTTTCTAATGGCTTCTGGTAATTCTTCCCCTGTTCTTATTACAAGATCATCTAAAAATAAATTTTCTCTAGCAATATTAGACATAATATCTAATGGATCTCTACCTTCAATCCTAGTCTTCATCATAATTTCTTTTAAGTGTTGTTGAGCTTGAGCTTTAATACCGCCTGGATTGCTTTTAGCAACTTCTAATAGTGATTCATTTTTTTGAATTTGTTTCATAATAAAACTTAAGGCGTTTTCGTATATTTCTTTTTCTTGAGCGTTGACAAGTCTTCCGCCTACTTTAGTTGTGTCTTCAAGCGCCGCTTCTATAATATTATATTTAGGATTATTAAAAACAGCAAAAGATTGTCTAATATATTGTTTAAGATTACTATTTAATAAAGCTTTTAAATCATTATCATCAGGTAAGATATCTCTAAAAGAAACTTTAATTTCGTCCAACACTTTACCAAGTTGTTTTGCAGGTCCTTGTAATGCTTCGTCGAGTTGATTAATTTTTACATTACCTTTTATATAATCTAACACTTGCTCTAACATAGCCTGTTCTCCAGCCGGAGATGTTGTATTTTGATTGCTACGTTTTAAAAAACCAGTTGCTAAATCATGTGCTCTTACCTCTATCATTCGTAAAAGATCTTCTACTTGTGCTGTTCTAGCTTTTATAAATCTGTCTGTTTCACCTGAAATTCTAAAACGATCAGAGGATTGTCTAGCACTGTCTCTAAAATAAGCTAAAAAATTATCAAATCTTTTTAAACCAACTTCAAGAGCGTTGTCAGAAGTAACTTCAAACAAACGCCAGTCTTCATATGAAGGTAATTCTCCTTTAAATTTATCTTTCATAGATTTTTCAAATTGTTTACTACCACCTTTAGTAGAGCCAGTAATAGATGTAGCAAAAGCTTTTCCAAACATTTCAGGAGTAGTAACATTAGCCGCTAGTCTTGATATAACATCACTACCTAAAAAATCAGAAAATATTTTAACACCACTGCCAATTCCAGAAAAAGCCTCACCCATTAAAGGCACATCAACTTCTAGGTTGCCCGCCTTACTAAAAGGTGCTTTTAATTTACCTGCTGCTAAATAAGACACAGGTTTAATAGCAAGTTCATCAGCAAGAGTTAATCCAATTCCGAGTACAGGAGCACCAATTTCTTTAACAACAGGAACAGCACCAAATTTAAAAGCAGCTCCAATTAAAGGAAACATTCCTCCTATAATTGCACCATCTGCACCAAACCTTAATCTATTTCTAAAGTTTGCTAGTGCTAAATCTTTTCCTGTTAATTTACTTGTGTCCTCAAGTTCGTAGTTTAGAGGACCATCAAACAACAAAGGGTTGTCACCAAAATATTCATTAACTGAATTGTAAGGACCACCTGCAACAATGTCAGTCATTCCAAAAGCAAGCGCATTGGTTCCTGCAGCTTTTGAAATATTACTAATAACAGTAGATGCATATTTTGTACCTTTTAAACCTAGTGTAGATTCTGCAAACAAGTTTACACCAAACGCACCACCTAATAATTTTCTAAAACGATTTACTAGTTTATACGCTGTTCCAGCAGGTACTCCAAATTCTGTAGCAATTGTAGCTATCTTACCAAGAAATGTTTCAGGTTCACTTTTGTCCATTTCTTCAAAAGATTTCTTTAGTGCTTTTTGAAAACCAACGTCTTTATCAAATGCAGAGCCACCTAGATCTAAACCCATAGTTGCTATATCCATTATATCATAAGAGAGATTAACCAAACCCCTATCCATTCCTCTGTTTAATTCATCAATTGCGGAAATGTATGTTTGTTCTTCAGGTGTTTCAGGTAAGGGAGCTATCATTTGTTCGTACGCTTTATGCATTTGAGGAAAATATTCTTCAAACTGTATTCTGTCTACCTCGCCTTGATCTGTTTTAAAACCATTAGCTATGGTTTCAGCTAGCTCCATTAAATAAACACCACCACCATAAAAATTAGCATTGATACCTTTTCGTATTAATGGGTTTTCTAACATTTTTTTAGGATTTAATAGTTCAGTAAACCTAAATTCTAATGGTTTTTTAGAAGATAAAAAATCTTGCGCATCTCTTTCTAATTGTTCTAAGTCTATAAGTTCTCGTTCTGCATCAAACTGTTCTTGTTCTACTGCAATAGACAAAGGATCATTTGATCTCTGTCCTGAAGATACAAAACGATCAGCCATAACTTCTGGGTCTAAAGAAAATATTTTTTTGTTTGTACCTGGTTCTCCTATAGCAAATTTTTTTCTCTCTATAGGTATGCCGCCCATCGCATTGCCTGTATTTAAATTAATGTTTCTTAGATCAGCTCCAGGAGAATATTGTTTAATTATATTTTCTGTTTGCATTACATAAGGTATTTGACCTACTTCAGTTGCAAGTTGATTATAAGGTGCGCCAACAAGTTTATTGTTGTAACCAAATTTAGCTGGTTCATCTATGTACAAAGTTACATTTAATTTTTTAGCTTGATCAACTATCTCTCTAATATTATCAATATCTTTCTGATCTATACTTTTTTGTTTTAAAAGTTTAGCAACATATCTATCAAAAGGTTTTTTAAAATCATTATTTAATGTTTTAGGTAATGTTTGTAAATTACGTAAAGCGTTAACTCCTGATGTATTAGCTAATTCTACAGGCATTATGTGATCTGTTTCGTAAAAAGTTTGTGTGTAACTTTTTTCATTAAATTCGGTATTTTTTAATCTAGTTTTAGTAACATTAGGACTGCTTTTTGCCAATTTTCCACTGTTTAAAACTCTGTAAGACAAATTATTTATTATATTTTCATTTTCTAATATAGAGTTTTGTAAATTTTTATTGTTTTTTATTGCAACGCTTGTATCTGTTTTCCAAACAAAATTAACTTGATCAAAAATACTTTGTTCTCTCTCACTTAATTTTATTCCATAGTCTTTTAGCCCAAGAACACGAGCTTCTTGTTTTGATCCGCTGTAATTTGTTGATCTATATCCTGCTTGTTTTGCACGATAAGCTGCATAGTCTTCTGGTGAATAAGAATATATTTTTTGATTTTGTGCGGCGTTTTTAAAATCTTTTTTAGAATAACCTTGTTCTTCTAAATTTTTTCTAGCTTGTTTTAAGTTCGGTATTTGTCTTCTAGTATTATCGTAAGCTTTAAAACCTGAGAGTCCTGCTGGAAACTCTTCACGTTTAAGACCCGCATAAAAATTTTTAGGTAAATCAACTCTACCTTTATCATTTATCAAAGCTTTGTAATAATCTTCATATTCTTTAACTGACAATTGATTTTGTTTAAAATATTCTTTTTGTACTGCTTGTCTAAAATACTCTGACTCGGAACTAAAAGGTTGCAGTGATTCACCTGGTTTACTACCATGCACCATTTTACCTTCTAACTGTTGAGCTATGTCTGTTAAGTTTTCTGAATAACTTTTACTTCCATCAACTAAAGGAGTTGTAAGATTTTTAGTGGTTGGCAATAAGTTAGACATGTTTCTTACCTTGCTTGCATCTTTGTCCCTAAAAGCATATTTTGCATCTTTTTCTAAACCATAGTCTGTAGATTTTTTTCCAAACATATCTACTAATTCTTTACCCGCTTTATCTGCTTTAATACCAAAGGTGATTCTTTTAGTTGCTAGTTCTATTATTTCTTTCTCGCTTAGTATCTCACCAGTTTCTGCTATTTCTTTTCTTACTTCTGCAATAGCTGCATCCATGTTTGCGTTTACTTTATTAGATTCTTTAACTATATTTTTTTTAATAAATTTTTTAGGATTAGCTTTTGCATATAACACAGCGTTGTTTTGAATTTTTTTAATATCTTTTTTAGAAACACCTTCATCTATTAGTTTTTTCATTTCTCCTTTAGATAACTGTCCTGTTTTAATATCATCAAACGAACCTGTTATTAATTTGCCGCCTTTACCAATAAGTTTAAAACCTGCTCTAGCAACATTATCAAACATCCCTATTACAGGTATAAATTCTATAGCTAGCTGAGCAGCCTGACCCCCACCATAACTAGCGTCAACATCTGCAGCCATGCCCATGTTCATTTCATATATTTCTGGATCTAAAGAATCTATATTTAAAGGAACTAGTTTTGTTCCTTTGTCAGCATTGTATATTACACCTTTATCAATCATGGTGTTTGCCATTTCCATAGTAGAAATATCCTTTGAAGACATTAGCTCGTTGTAAGTGTCCATAGTTTGAAACCTAAATTTTTTAAACGTTTTATTGTTTTTTAGTTTTTCATCTATCGGAACTTCTATATACATAACTGTATTGTTTTCATCATAAACAGTTTTTTGTTTATCAATCCAATCTACTTCTTTTGCTTCTGTGAACTTTGGTATAAGATATGGGTTTACTCCGCCAAGACCCATAAAAAAATTAGCTACAGAAGGATCGACTAAATTATCTCTAGCATAGTTATAACGGTCTGTTTCTAAAGATGTTATTTGTTCTGCAGCCTGGTTGTAACCAATGTCTCCTGCCGGCATATATACACCAGGGTTTAACTGTTTTCTTTTAAACTGTTCTCTATACCACTGCTCATGATTAAAACTGTTTTCTCTTTTGTCAAAAGGATTAATTAATCTGTCTCCCGATCTTGCTGTTCCTAAACCATCTGGATCAGTAACCATTCCGCGATCAATCATTTCGTTAAATTGTGTGGGTGTTGAAAAATTTATCTCTTCTTGTCGAGTGCTAGCTTCTTTAACACCTGGAGCCCTGTCTAATACCAAACCTTCAGACTGAGCAAAAGAACTATATAAATTTTGATCAGTTGAAGTTTCTCCTTCAAAAGCTTTTCCAAATGAACTTGTAGAAAATCTAGGGTTTTCTACACCAAATTTTTGCATTCCAATATTAGCAATAGATAAGTCACCAATTGAAGTGCCAACGAAAGGTTTATAGCCTTCCATAACAGGTTCTAAAAAAGGTTTTTCTCTGTCTAGTAATTCTTGTGTGGTTAAATTGGTCACGTTAGACCGCCGTTTGTGCAGGCATCCTTAAATCTGCGTTAAATCTTTGATTAAAGTTTGCTATGTCTTGTTGTGTTTCAATGTTAGCAAAAACAAATAAAGCTTCTTCGCTGTTAGCAAGTAAACGAACAACTTTATCTGAAACTTCTTGTGGTAATCTTGATCTTAACTCTTGGTATGAAAGTTTGGTTGTAGGTTGTTGTGCTGTCATACTAGCAACCGGATCCATTGTAGGCTGAGTTCCATTAGCATAGCCGATACGTCCGCCATCTGCATTATTGTCTCGTGCTATTGCTAGTCTATCTTGTAACGTATCTAAATAAATACCTAAACTTTCAAGAGCTTCTTTATTTTTACCTGCGGTTACATATGTATTTAATAATGCTTCATAGCCTTCTTCACCTTCTTGAGGTGCAGTTGAATCATTCATAATTTTATTTGCTGCTTCTTTTTTTATTCTATTTTCTGTTTGTAAGGTCATTTTAGAAATAATTGGAGACGTAACTTTAGACATAGCTATGCCAATAGAATTGTAAGCTGCTATTATTTCAGCGTCATCATCAGATGTTAATATAGTATCAGCATGTTTTTGATATGCATCAGTCATTTTTTCAAATTCAGTCTTGTCTAATTTAGCTGTTTCTCTTATCTGTGCTAATTTATTTATGTTTTCTTTATTTATTAACTCAACAGCATTTTCTTGTGTTACTGCAATCTGACCTAATTTAGCTTGATCTTCTAAAGATATTTGTTGGTTTTTATATATATTTGATAAATCAATTTGACCTTCTTTTTGTATAGCTTCTATGTCCATAGCTGTTAAACCACGTTTAGCGTCTCTCATTTCTTTTGCATACTCATCTATACGAGCTCTTTTTATAGCTTGGTTTCTTTGCATATCTGTTGCAAAATCACTTATAGCAGGAGAAGCAGAGGCAGCAAAACCTTTAAGACCCGATCCTCGATTAGGTGCGCCAGCAATACCAGCACCAAGTTTTACTAACGCCATGTAATCATTAAAACCAAAACCTTTTTTCTGTGCAGGTGCACCTGATGTATATGAGTCCATTAAATCTTGTCTGAGACCAGAAACTCTATCCGCAGTGTCTTGTTTTACATTCATTATTTGAGATATAACATTAGAGTTATCTAATTCTTGTTGTTGTAAATTAGCCAATACTTCTTCTTCTTCGGCAGTTCCAAAGACGCCTTGAGTACCAGCGGCAAAGTTTTCTCTAGGTTTTTCAAACCCAGATACAATTCCACTATTGCTGTTAGGTGTACCACCCATTCTAAACATTGGTCTATTTAACGGTCTACTCATACTAACCCATCAAACTCCCTATACCACCTAGTAATCCACCAGCCATAGTACCAACACCAAGTATAGTGTTAAGTGTGCTAGGAGGTGGAGTAGTATTAGTTGTAAATTGTGATGCTGCACCAAAGCCACCTGTAAACGGTGCAAATTGCGAACCAAAGAAACCTAGTCTTTGTTGCTCTTCATAAGCTGCTTCACGTGCGTTAGCTGCTGTTACGTCTAGTTGTGCTTGTCCAAGTGCTTGTTGTCCTGCACCAAGTGATTGTAATGTGCTAATATTTTGTGATGCAAGTTGTGGTTGTAATTGTGCTAGACCTGATTGTGCAGTTAGACTTTGTTGTGTTAAACCTTGGTTTTGCGCAGCTTGGTTTTGTAAAGCTGAAGCAAGTGTGCCTTGGTTTTGGAAACCTTGTTGAGCTGCTACTTGAGCTTGTGCAAAATTTTGTGCTCGTAAGTCAGCTTCTAGTTGTGTTGCTCCTAGTGTTGTTTGTGCGTCGTATACACCACGTTGTACACCTTCACGACCACCACCATACGCACCTGCGGCTACTGCAGAATCCATAATAGATTGTCTACCTTGTGCTCGCTGGTTTTGATAAGATGCTCGCGTAGCGTCAATAACTTGTTGTTGAAACGGTGACATGTAAGCTGTACCTGCACCAGGTCCTGTTAAACCTGCTGCTGCTCGTAAATTTGCAGCCCCTACATTTTGCCCGGCAACGCCTTGCGCTTGTAATTGAGTAGCTGCAGTTGTAGCGTCTTTTAGAAAAGGTTGAAACCCTGCAACACCCGTACCACTTATACCACTAACTGTTCCACCAGGTCCTGAAAACTGTAAAGTGCCAAGACCACCTTGTGTGGCTGCTTGTTGTAATGCTTGTTGTTGTAATTTATTTTGACCCTGTACTTTTTGTGCAAATGCTCCAGTATTAACTGCATTTGCAGGATTTAATAAAGGTGTTAATCGCCCTGTAAAGGCTGTACCCGCCGCTTCAATAAACGGGTCGACTCTGTTGACAACCGTCTGTCTGGTGTCAAATTCTGATGGTGCTGCCATTAAACTATTGCCTCCATTTGATTCTGTAAGTCATACAATGCGCGGGCCCCGGCTCTAGCATCTGCCTTACCGGTCAGTACTTTACCTATACCAGAAACTGCTCTATCGTTCAACACAAACTCATCTTTACCTACCATTGCTGGCACGTCATCGGCTCTTGGCTGAGTGCCAAGTTCTATAAAACCGCCTGGTCTTAGATCCATTTGTTTTCCTGGTGGTACATTCGGGGCAATAGGATCGCCGCCCGGTGTCATTCTACCACTACCATAATTCATGTTAGGTCTATCTTGTGAACCCATGGCAAAACCCATACGGCTATTCATCATACCGCCCATAGCTCTACCTGTTCTATTCATTCTATATTCTTTAGCTGCTTCCATTGCTTCTTTTTGAGCTAACTGTTCTGCTAATCGTTCTGCTTCCATTGAATCTCTTTGCATTGCTGTAGGAATGCCCTTTGAATATCTTTCATGAAATTGTTTTTGCACTTCTAATGCTTCTAGCATTTCTTCTAGTCTTTTTCTTTCACGTTTTTGTTTTTCAGAAATTCTTAAATTATCGTTTTCACGTTCCATGTATAGATTACTTATTTCTTGATCTACTACTTTTTCTAACATTCCTTTTTCTGGAATATACTCGCCTTTTCTTTTGTCTAGACGCATGTTTTTAAAATCATTTACTTTCTGTTCTAGCTTTTCTATCTTTTCACTTTTGTATCTATTTTCATTTATATATGTACCAACCTGTGCTTCTGGATAGTCATCATAAAAACGATTATAGTTTAAACTTAGACCTGCTATACCGTCACCTGAACCATCAGCAAAACCAATACGACCACCATCAGCAGCGTAAGCTGTTTGCCCTTCACCAATATAACCTGCTAGTCTTAATGCATCATCTATTTCTTCTTCACTGTATCCTGCTAAACCCATGTATTCTTTATAAGCAGCTATCCTTGCGTTGTTATCTGCTTCAAGACTTGCACGAGATCTTTCATCAAGTCCAGCTATATAATTAGCGTATTCTGTTTCTGCAGCTTTTAACGCGTCTCTTGCATCTCTAACCTGTGATGGTGCGTTAGCTAGTTCTAGTCCTGTTAGACCAGAAGTTACACTACCAAGTGTAACATTACCTACTTCATCAGTAAAACTTGTGTAAGGATCTGCAAAATCCATAGTTGAATCAAAAGCATTAAACATGCTTTCTCCAAAACCTATTTTTCCTCCTTCTGGTATTCTATAGTCACTTGCCAATAAAGATTCTTGTACACTAGGACCAGTGTTTTTTGCTCCAAGACTTTCAAAAAAGTTTGATGATGTTGGATCGGTGTATTTAGCAGCAGCGTTTGGATCTGCGATTAATTTTGTAGGATCATTGGGGTCTACCATAACACCACGCCCTTCTCCTACATAACGATTAGCCTCACCTTCTCCAATAAAACCACCACCGTCGGTTTTGTTATAACCTTTAATACCACCAAGAACACCTGACATACCAGCTTTTAAATAGTCAGTTTCTTTACCCGAATCATCGTCATACAATAAACTTTGCATAAGTAAGTCTGTAAAAAAAGAACCTGCACCGCCACCAAACATACCACCAGGCATTAATCCACCTACATAAGTTGCTGCAGCCGTTCCAAGTATGCCTTTAAGCTCATTAGGCACTGCTTTATCTACTGCTCTTCTTAATTCGTTGGGTATAAGTTTATCAAACATAGGTTTCCTATTTATTTACATGCATGTTGAGCAAGGTGCCTAATCTTGAATGAAGACGATTATTGAATTTACCTTGTTTTGTCATAGATTACAAGTCAGAATCTGCTCCCATTGTAGGCATTTTAGCCACTTTCACAAGCACACTACGTGAGATATGCTCTCTCTTTGTTTCAGTATTCGGGTCATCTACATCAGCGTCTCCGTGATTATCTGACTCATACTCTTGTCCTGTTACGGTATTCTTTAAAGTCACAACCGTATCTACTTTAATTTGAGCTATTTTCTTATCCCCCTCGTATAAATAGCCTACACTTCCTGGTTCGTTAAATGGCATAAGACCTCCTTAGTCTCTTGTTATTTCCAAAAAAGACATAACAACATGTAATCTGTCTGCTGTTGTTGCCTGACATTTTATAATCTCACCTTCATCAATAACTAATGGCATAGATAAAAGTTCTTCTGTACTAAGTGCACCTACAGATGCTAGCTTAGCTAAACTAAATACAGCATCGTTTGCATTAGTAATTGTAAAACTAACTGTATCTTGTGCAGAAGAGTCATTTGATACTCGTATTGACTTTGCAATAGTTACAGTTTCAGCCGGAGCTGTATACAACACTGTGTCGTTTGTAGTAGTTAAATCTACTTTTGCATTTTTATATCTATTTGCCATCTAAAATAAAAACCACGATACTTGTTCTTGTTCTTCTTTAACCTGTTGTTGATATGTTGTATTCAACTGACTAATAAGTTCTGCTATAGATCTATTGATCTGTCTTTGGTTTCCTACTTCATATTCAGTTCTTGGTTCAGGTACACGTAAAAGTATTTTAGCCATTATCTACCACCATCCTGTTTAACATCTAACGACAACGTGCCGTATCGCCATGATTGTTCCACACCTGTGTTCTCAACTTTAATATTAATATATCGTCCACGAGCTCTAGTGTCTATCTTATCAGTTGTAGAAGTAATTGTAAAAGGACTATATGTAGAACTTGTATCACTTTCTGATGGATAACGTTTTAAAGCTAGTGTTACATCTGCAGTTCCTATCAATGTTTTAAAGTCAGGTATAAAACGACTTACAGATAAAAAGAAATCACCCTCAGAACCTTGTCCTTGTAGATCAAAGTCATAAGATTGTATATAAGACAACACTGTTGTAACGCTACCATCTTCGTTTGTTTGATCTGTACCAATCTCGTGTTCAAAGTATTTTGTTTGTCCTAAACCAGACTCACCTAATATAACAGGAAAAGTGCCTGTTTGACTGGTGTCAAATTTTGTTGCGTATGGTTTAGTATATACGTTTGCATCTGTCCAAGAAGTTCTAGCTTCTGTATGTAATGCCCAAATACCACCTGGCACTTGTGTTGATTCTGCATAGTTATAAGTAACACCTTTATTGTTAAAATCACTATTTGTAGGATACCACCAAGTTATCTCAGAAAATAAATTGTTTAGTCCAGCTGTAATCTGTTGTCCTTTGGTTGTGTCTATGTTGTCATAGACCTCATCTTCTACAGAACACGGTAGTGTTTTAACAGTACCATCATAATACAAGAATCCTTTTGCACTCATCCAGTATGCAACACCGTCAACCTCAATAGCTGCTGTACTACCAACCAGTCCGCAGTTAGTACCAACTTGTTCAATACCAAATATAAACGGTGCACCAACAAAACGTAAAGAGTACAAAGCATTGTCTGTCCATACTAATATTGCTTCTTTTGTTTTTAACGCACCCATAATTTTAGTTCCGTCTTGCACACGTAATGTACCTGCAGTGTTAGTAGAAGTAGGTGTAAATGTATTTATGTCTTCACTAGCTGAGAAACGAATAAACATGTCATCTTGTGTAGAAGGTGTTCCAATAGTTGTTTCTGTACCTAAATGTATTAAGTGACGAGTTGTAGGTGAAATAAGCGTGAGCCGCGATGCAGTAGGATTGCTGGTTGTTGCAAAACCCGATGTTGTAAGAGACGCTCTTACTGTCAAAGGTGTCGTGGCCCCGGCGTTCCATGTAAATGTTTTACCGTTGTTTGAAGTTGCAACTAACACTTCACCAAAATTATCTAGTGACCATTTACCAGGTTCTAGTTCTACTTGACTTGCAGAAATAGCATTACCCCAAGCGGTATAATCACTGGCGTTAATAGCTGCTGTAGCATCATTGTGCGCTGATCTTGTAGAACCTAAAGCTCCACGAGTTATGCCTGTAAGTGTGTTACTAGATTTACCTGTATATGTTATAAGTTCTGTACCACCAACTAAAACAGTACCTGATGTTGGAAAGCCAGTAGCACTTGTCAGCACAAGACTAGTTCCTGATCCACCTGTACCGCTAGTGTTGTCAGATAAAGAACCATCTAGGTCTGTAGTTGCAGCAGAGGACAAAGTTCCGCCCCATGTGCTTACACCCCAACCATAACCGTATGTTTGTTTTTGTGGTCCAACTACAAAATAAAACTCAACAGTTGTTGAACCGCCTGCTGCTACGGTTGCAGTCGCTGCTGCCGAAGATGTAATTGTAAAAGTAGTTGTGCTTGGAACAGTGTTTACCATAAACAATTTATCTTCAAAATTAGATGCACTTAATCCTGTACCACTTGGTAACGTAACACTATCTAGTAATATAATGTCTCCAACTTCAGCACCATGTGCTGATCCAGTTGTAATTGTAATTGATGTTGATTGATCTGTTGTTTTTATAGTTGCACTTGTTTGTTGTTTTGTGCTATCGTACGGAGTTATATCATATAACTGCCCTTCAAAATATAAAAGTAAAAATTTGTCTGTGCCTAAAGCAATATATTTATTACCGTCTTTATCAACAAAAGCGTGTTGATTTCTAACAACACCGACAATACTATCAGATAATAAAGAAGACCAGCCACCTACTTTTTCAGGAAGCCCATAACGAAAACGAATATTATCGCTATCGATCCAACGATCTTCAGCACCTTTAGTTGTGTTTTGCTTATCTATCCCTGGTAAGATTTTAAAATTAAGAAGAGACATAATCTATTAATTTTAACCTCTCTTAGTTTTATAAATCCAACCTTTAGCCGAGTTAGCATAAACTAAAGTAAACGATTCTGCATTTGTGTTTACTGTTAAATTAGCAGCACTACCATTTATGTTAGAACCATTACGACCTATAGTTAAATTGTTTGAACCAAAATTTATTTTTGAGTCTATAAAATGCACTTCGTTTCCAACGCTAGGACTTGCTGGTAATGTTATAGTTACCGCTGCGGAAGAAGTGTCTACGAATATTTGATCACCGTTTACTGCTGTATATGCAGTAGTAGTTGTTTTGTATCCTTTTTCAAGCAGAGCACTAACTATGTTAGTACCGTCTGCGAATAATACAGAAGTAGAGCCAACAGGTAAAACAACCCCGGTTCCCGATGCTGTCTTAAATGTTAAAGTATAATGATTAGATGAACGATCAGTAGCATCAATTACTATATATGCTTTTTCTAAAGAATCTGGAACAGTTACATTTCTGTTAGCAGCTAGTGTTCCTGTTAGTTTAATTACAAAATTACGGCCGTTAGAAGAAGCGCCATCGGATATGGTTGTAGTTATATCAGAACTAGTAACCGCAATTGATATATACCCGCCTATTGCTTCTTGTATTAAATCTAGATTAGTATTGGTAACTGTACCCCATAAACCAGCCTTTTCACCGGTTACCATTTTTTCTAGTTTTAGTGATGTTGAATAAGATGATGCCATAATTATTTATATCCTATGCTGCTACGTCTGTCCACGTGTTAGTTGCGCCTGAGGTGTCTACGTCATTCCACGTAATAACACCAGCTTCTGTTGTTGTTATTGTTAATCCGCTTCCAGTTGGTGTGACAACTGCTTTTGCTACAATTGTAACAGAACCAGAACCAACAGTTCCCATTAAGCTTCCGCTTGGTTGAGCTGTTGCTCCCGCTTTTGCGACTACAGTACCATCAGATAATGTAAGTCCATTTCCAGTTAGTGTTACAACTGCTTTACCGACTTCAGTAGTGTCACCGACACCACTTGTTAAAACGTTACCAGTTACATTTATAACTGCTCCAGCAGTTATTACTACTGATCCACTTGCAGAAGTAACTTGGTTACCTCCAGCTGTTACGTCAACATAGCCTTCAATTGTTGTATTTCCTACTGATGCAGTTAAGGCGTTCCCGGTAACTAAAACAAAACTTTCAGTATCCCCGTCGGAAGCAAAACTTAAATCAGCAAAAGATGCAAAACCAAAAGCCATTTTACTACTAGCTTAAAGTTGAAACGTCAAAACTATTATCAACTGTATCTACTGCTGGTGGGTTCTTGTGAACATTATGTTTTTTATTAAACATATCATCCCAATGTGCCTCATCCATAAGTGCTAGTATCTCAGCTTTAGTATAGCTACCCGGTGCTTTTGATGGTGCATCTATCTTTTCAGATTTACTAAATGTATGAGAAAAATCATCTTCAGTATATTTATACTCAACTGACCATTCTGTTACATTCCCATCAGCATTTACTTTAGGTTTAGCTGATACCCATGTTTTAGTTACTGCCATATTATTCTCCTTTTATGGTTTTTATTTCTTGTTGTAGAGTTGTTACTTGAGCCGACAACTCTTGCACGGCTTTTATTAATGGTATAGTCAATGTAGAATATTCAATAGATTGTTTGCTTGAGTATGCAACTTTG